GGCGAATATTCACCTTCATCTTTTTTATTTTTTCCAAATAAGTTCATTTATTTTCTTTGTCGTTCTTTTAGTTTTTGGTTTTCTTCTTCCAAATATTGAATCAACATGGCGACATAGATATCTCGTTCCCAAGGTATCATATTTTCAAGTTCGGTAAGACTATACTTATGGTGTTGCATCAATGAAAAGTTAGTCTTGTAGTAATTTTTTAAATCATCATAACCAAGTACTAGCCGAAAAAACTTTCGAGCCCTTCCACATCCAAATGGTGGCCGAAACCACATTTGGAACAAGTCATATCAATTTTTTTAGACAGTTTAGGAATACTATTAAAGAACTTTTCTAGTTTCTCAAATTGTTCTTGGTTTAATTGTTCAATAAACTCAACTAATTCTTCTACAGAAACCTCTTTCGCATAGTGAAATTGTTCACCATCATAAACATATTCAATAGATTGAGCCAACATATTAAAGGTAATTTCTGTTATATCATCCATATCAATGGAATCTTTAATTAGTTTGAATGGCGGATATTTCATTTTGACAACAATTTTGTCAGTCAATTTAATTTCTGGATCCACATACTCAGATTGTACTGGCAGTATTTGAGTCAAATCGATTTTGGCTTCCATAATGTTACCACAAACCTTATCTTCAACTTCGTTATTACAACGATATTTTGATTCGGATATTTCACCAACTGATTTCGCTCTCAATTGTAGAAAGTAATATTCTATGTCAACAATTGGCAATTCCTCAATATCCACATCTTTAGATAATGTACACACAGTTAAGATTTCTCTTACATTGTGTTGAATTGTTTTTGCATCAGACGATTCTAGTGCCATCATCAAAGCCTTTTGTTCTTTGACTAGATACGGCCTAAATTTAATTTTCTTTTTAGAAAGTGGTAATTCCAATTCATATGTTGGCACTTCAAGTTTTGGTAAAGCCATAATAACTCCTTAAATTATGTATCAGTTCTAACTGTTTCTATCGAATTCAAAATTGAATTTACTCCTGTCGAAATAGCACCAGCTGGTGATCCACCAAGGCCGCCGAGTCCAACATTTACAAAGTTTTCTATACCAGCATCCAACAACTCCATACCAAGTGCTTGTAGAGAATTATTTTTCCAATATGTGTAGGCAAATGTTACTGTTAATTTATGATACCCATCGCTATTCCAATCTAAATCTAATTGATTTACAGAAATTGGATAAGCATCATATAAATTTACTGAATATGATAATTGGTTTGAAACGTCATATTGATTTACAGTAATTGTTGTTGCATAATTTTCTTTATATCTAAAATTATAATTATATGTTGGATTAATATAATTCAACCAACCATCAAAAAGCAATTTTGATGACATATCGTCATCCATTATGAATGTTAAATCTATATCATTATATGTTGTTAGATATGGATGTTTTTCAACAGGACCGTAAGTTTTTTGTTCTGTTGTTGATAGTGTTCGACCAGGAAGATTTGCGTTCTCACATCTAAAGGTAAGATTTCTAGCAGCTTTAACATACGGAAGCAAAGTTAATGGTAGCGTAATGTTTACATCAAATCTATTTTGTCTGGATATATCACCAGAAAAACTTGATTTGAAATCATTGATTGTTTTGGCCATTTATGAGGTCCTTATTTCTTGAATAGAGTCTCGCCAAACTTCTTGTGGTTTGGCTTTCTTAAATTGTTGTATTGGTAAATACATTGCAACGTCCCATTCATTTGGTTCTACTGTCAGGATCCTGGACTTTATGTGGCTATACAAGTAATGTTTAATACAAGGCCTGAACTCTTTTAACTTAGATGATGCGTCCAACATTGGATAGGTGATGCGGATACGTTTAATTTCATCATCATCATTATAAATTGCAAAGTCCAATAGTTTCCGCATGAATAACACTCTATAACGAAGTGGTAAATAATGTATGTTTAAACCAATAAAGCCATCAGATTGTCTCTTTAATGGTAAAACAAGAGGAAATCTGTCATAATATGGTAAATCATCTTTACCTTTTGGATCGTAAACAAAATAATACAAACCACCCATTAAGAATTTTTGCCTATCACTAGGTTTTGTCCAGCGTTCTTTTTCTTTTGTTATTGGAATAGACAAGCGGCCAGGGTTTTTTAGGCTTGCAATTTTTTGCATTAACCATTTCAAAGATTCTCGGCTCATTGTTGGATATTGAGCTTCAATCTTTTGTTCGGTCAGAGTTGTTAGTATGGATTTCGTTGTCATCGGATATTTAGTTACAGTCCAAGGTGATCTTCTGTTATAAGTTTGAATTCCCAACCGCGATCTAAACAATATTCTGTGGCTGCTTGCCATTTTGCTTGATTAACGCCCCACGTAACAACTTCTTGTATGTATTGTTTCGTGACACGTTTCTTTTTTTCTGGTTCTTTTGTTTGTTTTTTTGGCTTGACCTCAAGCATCATCGTTTTTGTTTTACCATCTTGATTTCTAACTTTGACAACAAAATCAGGAAAATACCTATGCATACGACCATCTACAGGTGATTTGTAAGGAATTATCATTTCTTCTGAGGCCCAAGATATAATATTTGGATTTTTGTCGAGCCAATTCATCACTCGACATTCCCATGACGAGCGATAAATGATGTTTTTGTAATCTCCAACGTATTTTTGGGGATTTGAAGGTCGGAATGTTCCAGAATATGCCATAAATAAGTATATATCAATCTTTTAGAAAAAACAATGGCACTTATAACAATACCAACATCTATAGGCGGCATAAACATTCCGGGATTCGGTTTGAGTGGTACTAGTGGACCATTAGCCTCTTTGTACACGAATGGTGGGCGACCATTTTACAAATATCCTAGAGATTTAGGCAGTTCAACTAAAAGTCATGCAGTAGTTTTTACAATTAAAAAAATTAATGAGACATCACTTGATGAGGTTAAATCAACAGTGATATCAGCTGTAAAAACTGGATACGGAGCTGTAAAAGATGTATATGATGCTGGATTGAATGGTATTATTAGTTCTGGTGAGAGCGGAATAGAAACAGTTAGTGATACTGTTACTGAAGCAAGAGAATTTTTATCTGGTGGTTCAGATGCTGTTATTGAAAGAACAACAGATGCAATATTTTCAGGTATAAATTCTTCAGGTAAAGTTGTAGAACAAATTTCAAATTTGGTTTCATCAAGAAAAACAGAAATAATTGCTAGTATTGCATTGTATATGCCGGAAACGATGGTCTTCACGAATTCATCTCAATACAATGATAGTATAACTTTAGCCTCTGCGGCCGGAGCATTACCTATTATTGGTCCCGTAGTCAGTAGATTAACTGGTGCTGTTGGTGACGGCGGTAATGATGCATTAAGACTTGCTTTAAATAAAGCCGGATACGTATTCAACCCACAAAAACAATTATTGTTTCAAGGTATAGAATTCAGACAATTTAATATGTCTTTTACCTTTACACCATATTCAGCCAAAGAAGCACAAGAAGTTAAAGAAATTATTAAACTTTTTAGAACATGGTCGTTACCACAAAAATCAGCCGCAGGTGGTGGTATGTTCTTTAATCCTCCTGCACTTTTTGGTGTTGAGTTTTTATTTAACAGTTCACAAAATTTGAATATACCTAAATTAAAAGACTGTGTAATTGAATCGGTTGAAGTTAATTATGCACCAAATGGTTGGGCCGCTCACGGTGATGGTGCACCTGTGCAAACCACTGTAACAATACAGTTACAAGAAATTGCGCTTGTTGATAGAACAGATATTCAAAACGGATACTAAAATGCAATATTTCAGAAGTCTACCAAAAATAATATATACGGATAAAAACAATGTTTCAACACTTTATACCAATTTATTGGCTAGAGTCAGTGTTATACCCGATGTGTTAAATAATGTATTAAATTTTTATCCTTATGATGTACAAGATGATGATACACCAGAAATTGTTGCATATAAGTACTATGGTGATATTTACAGATATTGGATGGTTTTATACTGTAATGAAATGTTTGATCCTCAATGGGATTGGCCACTAAGTAGTTCTAAATTTGAAGATTATGTTGACCAAAAATACACAGCTGGTGGCCACAGCGAAATTCACCATTATGAAAAAATTATAACTAAAACAAACAGAACAAGTGGTACAGATTTTGACATAAAAACGAGTGTAGAAAAATATGAAATATCTAGTGGAGAATTTACATCATTGTTGTATAGTTCAGTTAATGGAATAGCATCATCAACATCATACACTTTTGGTACTGGAATAGTTGATGTTACAATACAACCAAAAGCCGTTTCATATTATGAATATGAGTATGATTTAAATGAATCTAAAAGAAGTATTAAATTATTAAATAAAATATATGCAGATCAACTTGAATCTGAATTCGTTGCACTAATGAAATAAAAATGGAAAATTCTATTAACTCACCAGTAGAGTCCAGTGGATTATATTATCCACAAGATTTTAGTTTAGAAGCTGTAGATATCGTAACAGATTCTTCAAAAACTTATAAACTCAAACATTTAGTTGTTGAAGTTTCTTTTTTCGAAGACATTTATGCCTTTGCTTGTTCGGGATATGTAATCTTACGTGATGCTGTAGGTCTAATTGAAACATTAAAGTTAGATGGTACAGAGTTTATTAATATTACTTATGGTAAAACAAAAAGACAAAATGATTCAGGTAAAATAAAAAGAACATTTAGATTATACAAAATAGGTAACAGAAAGCCTTCTGGTAACATAAACTCGGAGTTCTTCACTGTTTATTTTTGTTCAGAAGAAATGTTATTGTCCGAACAGTTAAAACTTTCAAAAGGTTACAAAGGACAACAAATATCTGATATAGTTATAGACATTTTACTTGGTGAAAATTCATTGAAAGTAAATGCTGGAAAACTTCAGTATATAGAAACAACATATGGCACATATGATTTTGTTATACCTCGAATGAAACCATTTCAAGCAATCAGTTGGTTGTCCACGTATGCAAGACCGTCAGGTAAGGCCGGTGCAGATATGTTATTTTTTGAAACAAATGATGGTTATCATTTCCGATCATTACAATCATTGTTTAATGACGATACTTACGGAACATATACATATAAGCCAGCAAACATAGATAATGAAAATATGACTTCTAGATTAAATACAGTGTTAGATTATGAATTTGTAAAAACATTTGATTCATTGGACGCAACAGAATCAGGCATATATGCCAGCAAAGTAATATCGATTGATCCACTGACAAGAGAACAAAGAATAACCAATTTTAATAAAAATAAATTAAGTGGTTACAGCAATTCCGGTGAAGGTACAAATAGATTAGGTAAGAAACAAACTGAAATGTTTGACTCTTCTTATAAATTGGTTTTTGGTAATGCAAATCAAATTGATAAACCTTACATAAAACAAAGTGAATTTGGTGTAGCAAAAGATATATACATTGAAACAACCGTGCCGAACAGAGGCGCACAAATTGCTTTAGCCAATTATACAGTGATAAAAGCAATTATACCTGGTGATACTGCAATTACTGCTGGCAAAACAATTATATTTCAGTTGTATAGTAATAATTATGATCCTGAAACAAAAACCAGAAAACTTGATGAATTTTTCTCGGGAAAATATCTTGTAACAGCCGTAAGACACATAATACAAACACAAGGTGTTTTTCAAACTGTTTTGGAATTAGCCAAAGAAAGTTTAAAATCAACTCGTTCTTCACCAAGTTACAGCAGTTCAGATTATAGAAGTATCGTAAATGCATAATTTTATTGGAAAAGATAGTTTTGTTTGGTGGGTTGGTGTCGTTGAGGACAGGTCCGACAAACTGGCTCTTGGTCGATGCAGAGTAAGAATTTTTGGATGGCACACAGAAAATAAATTAGAATTGCCAACAGATAATTTACCATGGGCTTTACCAATGTATCCCGTAAACAATTCGAATTCTTATATGCCACCTAGAATCGGTGACTGGATTGTAGGGTTTTTTATGGACGGCGAATCAGCACAAGCACCAGTGATGATGGG